TAGAATATAAAATAGAACAGAAGGATGGATTTCGTACAAAGACGCCATTAAATAGTATTCTTAAACAAGTACGTGATATAATGTCTGTTCCTAAAGAATGTCCTTGCTGCAAAAAGAAAATGCGTGATGAAGAAAAGTCTTTAAACTTTAAAATGTATTTCAAACATAAAAAATGTTTTGACTGCGTTCTTAAAGAAGAATCAAGTATTCGAATGAAAGGCCAAGATGCATGGGAAGAATATTCACGTAAGTTTATGTTAGCTAATGCCGAAGCATGGTTAGCTGATACAGATAAAGAAGTTGAAATTTTGCGTAACTCACTTAAAGTACAGTTTACACAAAATGCGGATGGTGGATTAGAAGAATGGGATCAGAGCGCATTCTTTGAAAAATTTGATAGCGACTATAAAGAACTACGAAAAACTATAATAACAAACCTTAAAGGTGAAAATGGCAACTCCTAGAAAAGTAACTAAGGCAGCTGAAAAGCTAGAAAAACATTCAGCTGAAATGCAACAAGTGGCTAAAGAATGGCAAGCAGCTTCTGGCAAAGACAAACAAAAGCTTTTGGATAAGTTAAAGAAAATGACTAGTGAAAAGCGTGATTTAGAAAGTCAATTGCAAAGAGCCATTGCTGATTTAGATAAAGATACCGAATTACAAATTGACGAAGTTCGTCGTTTGATTCGTAATATTATTCGTGAAGAAATTAAAAAGAGAAAGAAATGAAACTAACATCAATTGCTTCAAATATTATAGCACGTAAGAATTATAAATTACTTACAGAGTCAGCTGAAAGTGATGCTGATACAGTACAAAATCAATTGGCAGATTTAACAAATGATTTAAAAGCTGACGGCGAGGATATTACTGATGAAGAAGTGCAAGCCGCAGTATTATCTGCATTAATTGATGCCGATGGCGATTTAAATGCTGTTGATGTATCTGATGTAGAAGCTATTAAAACAGAAATAAAAGAGTCTCGTGGATATATTTCAGAAGCTGGTGGTGCTTTAGGGGCAATACATTTAGTTGGGGATGTATTAGGTAATGCTGCCTTTATACATGAGTTAGCCGGAGCTATTCAAAAAGTAACTGGTAAAGACGTTGATGAGGCTAAATTAAAAGCTAAACTAGATCGTATATTCGGAGGAATTAAAAAGGTTACTGGATTTCCTGCTAAGGTAATGGAAAAAGCTTTTTCATGGATTGCTAAAAAATTCGGCGCAAGTGAGAAAAGCCAACATATCGCCGGTATATCAGGAACATTGTTAGTAACAGTTGCCTTATTTGCGTTAGCAATCTACCTATTCCCTTCAGTAACATCAGGAGTTTTATTAGTCATTGCTATTATGGGTGTTGCTGGAAAGTCAGCTGAAATAATTAAATTGACTAAGGAACTTATACATCATGTTAAAGATTCGATGTCCGGTAAAGGTAGTGAGACACCTGCGGGAGCATAATGAAAACAATTTCAAATATATGGTTTTATACGTTAGTAGGCAGTATTGCCTTTCTAACACTAATAGTAATAGTATTATCATTTAGAAAACCTGAGCTGCCTATCGATGTGCAACGGTATAAACTACAACATCAAATTGATAGTTTAAATGTAGTAATAGATAATGATGCTAATATACGTGCAAAGCTTAATCTGCAAATTGATTCTCTAAACAAATCAATCGTTAAAATAGAAACAAGTGTTATTAAAAAACAAAAAGAAATACAACAATTACGGAAGGAATATGAAGAAACAATTAATCATGTTAATAGCTTTTCTAATGATGACATTAACAGCTATTTCACAAAAAGATATTCTGAGTGATAGTTTAGTTTGTTTACCTCCGGGTACAATGAAAGAAATTATTATGGATCTAGAATCAGGTGACCAAGCTAGACGAGAACTTGCACTAGTATATAGTATTAATACAGATTTAGGTAATACAATAGCCTTAAAAAATTCTATTATTCTAAATCATCAGAAAAAAGAAACTACGTATATAAACGATATTAATTCGTATAAACAAATTGTAGATGCTAAAAATGTACAAATTGAATTAGCCGTTAAAGAGGCTAGAAAATATCGTAGACAACGTAATGGTGTAATTATTGGAGGGTCTGCATTATTAATTGCAATTCCTACATGTATTCTTGTTTTTACGTTATAAATTTTATATATTGAATAGTTATGTCAAAGTCATTAAAAGAAATAATAGCAGACGAATATAAAAAATGTGCAGCTGATCCTGTACATTTCATGCGTAAGTATTGTATAATTCAACACCCTACAAAAGGAAAGATGTATTTTAATCTATATCCTTTTCAGGAAGAGACATTACATGACTTACGAGATAATCGATATAACATTATTCTTAAATCACGTCAATTAGGTATATCAACTTTAACAGCAGGATATGCTCTTTGGGCTATGTTATTTAAGAATGACTATAACGTTCTAGTTATTGCAACTACTCAAGACGTTGCTAAAAACTTAGTAACGAAAGTAAGAGTAATGCACGATAATTTACCGGCCTGGCTAAAAGGTAAATCAATTGAAGATAATAAATTATCATTACGTTTCAAGAACGGATCTCAAATCAAAGCCGTATCTAGTGCAGGAACATCAGGTCGTTCTGAAGCATTATCATTATTAGTAATTGATGAAGCTGCGTTCATTAAAGGTATTGATGAAATATGGACATCAGCACAGCAAACATTAGCAACAGGTGGAGGTGCTATTATATTATCTACACCTAACGGTACTGGTAATTTATTCCATAAGTTATGGGTAGATGCTGAAGCTGGAGGACAATTTAATCCGATTAAACTGCACTGGACAGTTCACCCTGATCGTGATGAGACATGGCGTGAAGAACAGACACGATTGCTAGGAGATAAAGAAGCTGCACAGGAATGCGACTGTGACTTTATATCATCCGGTCATACAGTAGTTGACGGCCCTATTATACAATGGTATGAACAAACATATGTACAAGAACCTAAAGAAAAACGAGGGTTTGATAGTAATTTATGGATATGGGATTACCCAGAATATGGTACTAGTAAAAGTTATGCAGTAGTAGCTGACGTTGCTCGCGGCGACGGTGCTGATAACTCCGCGTTTCATGTTATAGAAATCGAAAGCATGACACAGGTTGCGGAATATCGCGGTAAGTTAGGTACAACTGAATATGGTAATATGTTAGTATCAGTTGCTACAGAATATAATAACGCATTACTAGTTATTGAAAATGCAAATATAGGCTGGGCAGTATTACAAGTTGCTATTGACCGTAACTATGAAAATTTATACTATTCATATCGACAAGATGCTTATGTAGATGAAGATGTACATTTATCAAAAGGATATGATTTGAAATCTAAGGGAGATAAAGTTCCCGGATTTTCAACTACTTCAAAGACTAGACCTTTAATGATTTCTAAATTAGAAACGTATTTCAGAGAAAAAAGTCCAGTTATAAAAAGTAAACGTTTAACAGATGAATTATATGTATTTATCTGGAACGGTAGTAGAGCAGAAGCTCAAAGAGGTTACAATGATGACTTGGTAATGTCATTTGCAATTGCATTATGGGTACGTGATACGGCATTACGTTTACGTCAACAAGGAATCGATCTATCCAGAAAATCCTTAGGCTACTTTGGAAAATCGAAAGGTGTTTATACATCCAACGGAAATTCTAGTAGAGGGGCATGGGATTGGAACGGAGAAAAAGATGGCCTTAAATGGCTAATCTGATATTTATAAAAAAGAGATAAATTATGGCAGACACTTCATTATCGAGTCGGTTAAGACGGTTATTCTCAACTAACGTTATTGTTAGAAGAATAGGTAAAAACCAACTTAAAGCTATTGATACTAATAGATTACAATCATCTGGTGCATTATCAAGTAACAGATATATTGACCGATTTGCTGGATTGCAACGTGGACAATCTTATGGTACGTATAATCAATCGTATACATTTCATACTTCTAAATTAGAATTGTTTTCTGATTACGAATCAATGGATATGGATCCAATATTAGCATCGGCATTAGATATTTATGCGGACGAATCTACAGTAAAAGACGCAGATGGGGATACATTAACCATTTCTACATCTAATAATGAAGTCTATAAAGTGTTACGTAATTTATTCTATGATATACTTAATATAGATTACAACTTATGGCCATGGATTAGAAATGCCTGCAAGTACGGTGATTTCTTTTTGTATCTAGATATTGAAGAAGAATTAGGTATTATTAACGTAGTACCACTTTCAGCATATGAAGTACGTCGTGAAGAAGGGTATGATCCAGAAAATCCGTATGCATATAGATTCTTATTTGAAGGCTCTCATACAACATATTCAATGGGTAGAGGCGGGTCTGATAGACAGCCAATGGAAAATTATCAAGTAGCACACTTCCGAATGTTATCAGATACTAACTTCCTTCCATATGGTAAGTCAATGTTAGAGCCAGCGCGCAAGGTATGGAAACAATTAATGTTAATGGAAGATGCGATGTTGATTCATCGTATTATGCGTGCACCTGAGCGTAGAATTTTTAAAATAGATGTAGGTAATTTGCCACCGGGAGAAGTTGATTCTCATATCGATTCTATCATTCAAAAAATGAAAAAGATTCCATATATGAATGAACAAACCGGAGAGTATAATCTTAAATTTAATATGCAAAACATGTTAGAAGATTATTTCCTACCAGTGCGCGGAGGCGAATCTGGAACCGCTATTGAATCATTACCTGGCCTAAGTAATGATGGTCAAATTGATGATATTGAATACTTAAGAAATAAAATGCATGCCGCATTAAAGATTCCAAAAGCATTCTTAGGATACGATGAAGGTGTAGAAGGTAAGTCGACATTAGCAGCAGAGGATGTACGTTTTGCCAGAACAATAGAACGTATACAAAAAATATTTGTATCAGAGTTAACTAAGATTGCAATTATACATTTATATGCACAAGGGTTCGAAGGTGAAGATTTAATTAACTTTACAATATCATTGACAAATCCTTCATTAATTTACGAAAAGCAAAAATTAGAAACTTTAGCTACTAAAGTTGAATTAGCAGGAAATCTTAAAGAGTCTAAGTTATTTTCAGAAAAATGGATTTATGAAAATATCTTCAACTTAACTCAACAAGAATGGCAAACCGAACAAGAACAAGTAATTGAAGATCTTAAACAAGACTTCCGTAAAGAACAAATTACTAGTGAAGGTAATGACCCTGTTAAAACTAATATGAGTTTTGGAACACCTCATGATATCGCTTCAATGCATATTGCAAATAAGTTAGGAGCAGATATTCCATTAGAACAGGAACATGTAGCCGGCCCTGGTCGTCCTAAAGATGTTAGTACTTGGGGTAAACATTCAAGTCCGCATGGTAGAGATCCGTTAGGAGCTAAAGAAATGAGTAAGTCGTTAAGTATTGACAAGTCGCCATTACAACATAATTTTAAAAACGGGTCGCCGTTAAGTGTTGAGCATGTTAACTCAAAAGCTATAATAGACTCAATGAAATCTAAATTTAAATCTGCTAAAGTATTGAAACAATCTTTGAATGAAGAGATAAAAGATATGGATGCAGGAACTATGTTAGATGAACGCCAATTATTAGACCAATAGTTTGTCAATTAACACATATTTATTAAAAATATACGTACTAACAGGACGCATTTAATGAAACGAATTAAACATTCAAAAGTAAAAAATACCGGTTTGATTTTCGAGCTTTTGGTAAGACAAGTAGCATCGGATACAATGAACAACCGAGATTCAAAGGCATTACGTATCATTAAAAGAAATTTTAAACCAAATTCTCTTTTAGCTCAGGAATTGAAACTTTATCGTTCACTTCATGAAGAAAAATTTACTAATGCAAAGGCAGAGACTTTTGTGACAGCAGTTACTACTGCTAGAAAAACTATTAATGAAGCTTTACTGAAAAGAGAAAAGTATAACTTAATTAAAGAAATACGTTCGGCTTTTAATATTGAAGACTTTTTCAAATCACGTGTTAGCAATTATAAATTACACGCTGCTATTTATAAATTATTTGAACATGCAGAAGCTGATGATCCAAAGGAATATGTTGAAAATAAATTTGCTATTTTAGAACATGTAGCTACAGTAGCAAAAAAATCAACAGATACTAAATCAGCATTAGTAGCTGAACAAAAGGATTTGCGTATTTTAGCTTCAAAGATTATGGTTGAGAAGTTCAACGAAAAATATTCTGTTTTATCAAAAGCACAAAAGCAAATGTTACGTGAGTATATTAACAATGTAACTAATTCAACTGAATTAAAAAAATACGTTTTACGTGAAACAAAGACATTGCAAGATCAATTGACTAAATTAAAAACTACAATTCCAAGTAAAGTTTTACGTATCAAATTGACAGAAGTTGCTAATCTACTTAATCAAATTAATAAGAAACATACTATAGAAGATAAAGATGTATTGACTATGTTAAAGTATTATGAATTAGTAGATGAACTAAATAAAGTAAAAGGATAATATGCCAGTTCAAGGACCATATACAAACGATTATACAAATGCTCAAGTAAGTCAATTTGAAAGACTAGGTCATCCCGGTAAGTATACTACAGTACAAACAATTACAGGTGGCCAGACTATCTTTACCGGTTCAAATTATGGATACGGGGCTGTACTAGTAGTTACAGGAACAGGCTTAACAGCTAGTTTATCTGCAGGCGGCACTATAGGATTAACTGATCTTACTGCAAAAACAATGTATGATTTGTCACTATTTTCTATTAGCGGTAGTGCTAATAGCGGATTAGTTTACGTATTTAAACGTCAAGGAGTATAATGAAATTTCTTGAAGAAATGGAAAAAAAATTCCGTCAATTAAATGAAGGCGTAGATCGAGTATCTGATAAAGAAGCTGGAAAAGACTTTGAAGATTTAGAAGATAAAGATTTAGACAATGACGGGGATGCTGATAAGTCTGATAAATATTTACACAAACGTTTAGGTAAAGTTGCTAAGATGGATGAAAATGCATTAGGCGTTGATGAACCGTATTATGTTGAGATAGCAGTTCGTGATGCTCGTAAGGCAGTAGAAGCTATACAAAATGATACTTTATTAAGAAAAGCATTACGTGATAAAACACTTGTACCATATGGTACTAACGTGTTTGCAACAGATGACCAAGAAGTGATTCAAACATTATCAGATATTTTATTGGATAATGATGTTGAATTAACTAGTCATCAAGGATTAGATGAGATGTCAACGACTGCAGGCGTACCTGGATATCAAACTCCATATGCATTCGGCAAGGCAGATACAGATACTTTAAGTCAAGGTGGCATGAAGCCGGTTAAGAAGACTAATAAAATATTCAAACCTATTTGGAATGAAAATAAGTCTACATACAAAAAGATGATGTCTGAAATGTACGGCGTGCAGTCTACAATAAATGAAGCTTCAAATCCAACATTAGATAAAGCTGTTGATAAATTTGTTCAAGCGTTAGCTACAAAGAATGGATATAGAAGACCTGACGCTATAATGGCTATATTTGAATCACTTAAACGACTTAATTATATTCATCCAAGTGTTAATTATAAAGCACCGTCAGGGTATAGTATTGAAGAAGCTGTATCATACAGAGACTATAAAAAAGATCCTACATCTACTCCAGCACAAAAAGTAAATAATGGAATTGCTGAAGTTAATAAGATGCTAGGAGAAATGGAAAAGATTGTACATAATAATTTAAGACTAAAAACTGAAATGGGCGTTGATTCATCTCATTTTTGGAAAAATACTAGTGCAAGATTTTCTAAAATAAATGAACGCATAGTTAGATTGTCAAACAAATTAAAGGAGTTATCACAATGATTTTAAATCGTACATGGCAACAATTTTATAACGCAGCTGAGAATAAAAATTTAACTATGGAACAGGCTAAACGTAAATATTCCGATGAACGTAAGCGTTATGAACAACATCAACAATTCGTCAATTCAGGATTATATATACAAGGATTAAAATAATGTCTAAGCAATTATTAGTAGATTATGGGGTATTTGAAGTATCACCTCAAGCCATTAATGAATCATTAGCAAATAATAATGGTAAATTAATTGTTACTGGAGTTCTTCAAAGAGCTGATGCACGTAACCAAAACGGACGTGTATATCCAATGGAAATATTAATGCGTGAAGCTAAAAAGTATGAAAGTACATTTATCGCCGAACGTAGAGCATTAGGAGAGTTAGACCATCCAGATTCATCAGTTGTTAACTTAAACAACGTTTCTCATAACATTGTATCAATGGGATGGAAAGGACCAGATCTAATGGGTACAGTAGAAGTATTACCTACGCCGTCGGGTAACATTCTTAAATCATTATTCCAAGCTGGAATTAAATTAGGAATTAGTTCACGTGGATTAGGGTCAGTTAAAGAAGTAATGCGCGAAGGAAATCAGGCAATGGAAGTTCAACCAGATTTTGAATTAATTGCTTTTGATTTTGTAAGTAATCCATCGACACATGGAGCATTCCTTTCTCCGGTAAATGAATCAATTAACAAAACAGGATCTAATCGTTACGGAAATATTGAACGATTAATTTCTGATATAATCATGGAGTTCTAATTATGGCACTAATAGATTTAGCTCATAAGTCCGCATATGGACCAACTAATCCAGGTCAATTGGGTACTGGTACTATATTAGGTACTAATATATCTCCACTGGCAAATGCTCAATTAGGTAATCCAAAAAATGGTAAGAAATTTTTTAATAGCCTATTTGATTCATCACATGCTAGTACTTATGGACCATTTAATCGTCCAGGTAAAAAAGGTACTGGTATTGCTCCGGACCCGTACGGAAATATTCCACGAGAAATTAATATTTAATAGGAAACAAAATGACAGATTTAAAAAATCGTTATGCACAGTTATTTGGCGGTAAATCAAAGTCAAATGATAAAATCCTAACAGAAGGTATTTGGGGTATTAGTACTAGCAAAAAGCTTACAGAAGAAACGCCTGAAGTCGTACCTGATGAAGTTAGTGCAGAAGAACCGGTAGAAGTAGATACAACAGAGTTTGATACATTAACTGATATAGCTAAAGAAATACGAATTGCCTTATCAGATGCACAGACTAAATTAGAAGAATTATCAGTAACTGATCCTAGTCTACAACAACGATATGTGCAGTTTAGTCGTTATTCAACTGCAGTATTAAAAAACTTAACTGGTATTAATAGAATACTTAAAGGATTAAAATAATGAAAAAGTTTGAACAACAATTATTGAAAAATATTCTTAATGAGAATATCGGCGGAGATGAAGATAAGAAAGTTTCATCTGAGCAAAAAAGAGATTTTTTACGTGCAGTGTCAGAGTATCATAAATTAGGAGAAATGATTTATCGTGCACAAGGATTGAAAGAAGTAGCTGAAACATTAAAAGGTATTGTTGGCGTTGCTGAAAACTTAACTATTGAAGAATCAGAACATTGGTTTGATAATGTTACAGTATCACGTCATATGAAACAAATGAATGAAGCATTTAAAGTATTTGAAAAGACTGCTACAGAGATGTCAGGAATGCAACAACGTTTAGAAGCTGCATATGAAGATATGGGTTCAGTACTTAGCAAGTATTATAAAGTTAATGAAGCTTTAAAATAAATTTGATTTATTGTGAATAAGTTATTATATTAATACAAAATAAAAAGTTATGAGTAAAAAACAAAAACATTTCGAAAGCATCATTCCGGGTGTAATGACAGGAGTTAAAGTTCCTAAATTGCCTTTTGATAATAAATCAGATCTTTCATTCGCTTTACGTAAGTGGAAGAAAATGCTTAAAGATTCTGATATATTAGCTGAATTAAAAAATCGTACGGAGTATGTAAAGCCTTCAAAACTTAAAGCAGAAAACAGAAAACGTAGTGCTTATTTACAAAAAAAGTATAC